TGCCCGAACTTGACTGACATCAGGGGACCGGGATCACCTGGACGCGAAACTGACCGGAGGTCGGCACGAAACCGAATGTGACGTCCACGCTGTTGACGCCGTTGGTCGACGTTTCCACGATCCACTGATCGCCGGAGGCCACTTCGAACACCTGCACCATGATGTCCGTGGTCGCGAGGGAGTGCACCACGTTGAACGTGGACGCCACCCCATCGCCGATCGTCGCGGAGAAGCCCTGCGGGGTTACCGCGAGGAGCTGATTCATGTTGACCGCGTCGGTGCCCGCGACACCGGGCGCCAGCTCCGTGACGGAATTGGCGTTCATGTCGATGTCCTGGCCGAACTGCACACCGGGCATAGCTACCTCCTCAGGTAGGCGACGCCCGTGGTGGACGCGCCGAACGTGATGGTCAGGGTCTCGTCGTCAGTGTGGGACACGGCCGCTTCCACAGCGTCGTCGTCCACGAGAACGGTTACCGAAGGCTCCACCCCGAAATGGTGCGCAACCGTCCACACGGTGGCCGCTGAGACCTGCGTGTGGATGAACGTCCCCGGCCACGCCGGATCAGTCTCAGTGCTGTCCACGGGGAAGTGGAAGAACGTCCCCGCTAGTTCGGCAGTCAGCGCCCCGGGCGCCGCGTAGGCGCTGATCAGGCCATCCACGTCCGTTGTGACCGGGTTGGCTACCGGGGTCGTCCCCGCCTTGTTGGAGAAGAGCGGGATGAGCTGATTCCCGCCCAGCAGCAGCACGGGGATCTCGATCTCTGACGCAGGGCTGCCATCGGGGTAGGCGATGTACTGGCTGTACAGGATGAGCGGCATGGGGGCTCCCGAGAGGGCTGGACGTGCGTAATACACGTCCAGCCCGTTGACCTGCGGTTACGGGATGACGAGCGCGACAGCCCCGCAAGCGGGGGTCGGCAGCGGCGCGGACGTGACTTCGAAGTGCACGAAGTCATCGTCATCGATCGGCGTCAGCAGGGGTTCCAGCGTGGCCGGGACCACAGCGTCACGGCGGATGTTGTACGGGCCAACTCCCCACGGGGAGTCGTTGACCGCACGGGCCGTGAACGTGAGCACGAGCGCCCCGTTCTGCACGACCCACTCGCCCCACTGGGCATCCTTCACCCACGGATACAGCCAGTACCCGTAGTTGGTGAAGCCCGCCGCGTTACAGGCCTGGCCGGTGATGCCCGTCCACAGCTCCAGCGCGAAGTTGGCCGTGCCGGTGAGCGCCGCGTTGATGCGGAAGCCGACCACGTTCGGGGTGGCTGCATCGTCCAGGACCACCGGGTCCCCGGTAATCAGGTTGATCATCTGCGGATCGGTGACGCACACGATGATGCTGAGGTCGATCCATCGCAGCGCGGGATCCGACCGGTCGTCCACGCAGAGATCACCGTTGGCGTCGGCCTGGCTGATCTCCTCGGCTTCCAGGTAGTTCGGCGTCGACGTGACAGAGACGAACGACTTGGACACCAGGGTGGACGCAGCGCCCTCCACCGGTTCGCCGCACTCATCCAGAAGCGTCAGACGCATCAGCTTCCCGCGAGCCTGATTCGCGCAGATCGTTGCCATTACTGGTCACCTCTTCCTTTTTGGGGCGCCGACGCTTCGGCGGTGCGTTGTACAGATCTGCCAGGTAGGGCGGGATCCGGAACTCGGTTCCCGTGCCCGCCGTGCGCACGTCGTGCGGGGAGTGGGCCAGCGCCAGGAGCGCACGCGCGACTTCCTTGACCTCTCCGGCCGCCGGAACGACGGTCACCCAGTCATCGCGCATTACGGCACCGCCGGAGTAGCGGCCGTTGCGGGCGCCGCGATGGGCACCTGAACGGCGAACACGTCAGGGCAGTCCCACGTGTGCGCGAAGACTTCCTCCGCCACCACGTCCCACTGGTTCAGTGTCCGGTCGAGGGTCTGACGCGGGTCGGGCTGCGGGAGGATGCCGGAGCGCCACACCGTGATCGGGCTGGTGATGAACGCCCACACGAATCCGGCGGCCGGTGCGACCCCTGCGGGGCCCGTAATGCCGTAGCCGGAGCCGATGGACAGCGATGTGCCCATCGGGGTCTTGTAGACCCCCGCGACGCGCTCTGCGGGGTCCATGAGACCCGCGTAGCGGATCGCCGCGTAGCCGCGCATGTTGATGTGGATGACACCCTGGTAGCCGGAGACGTCGTAGAACGCCTCCTCCAGGGCTGCGATGGCCGCTCCGGCCCCCGGTGCGCCCGGGGTGACGACAGTGGCTCCTGCGCCCGTGAGCGTGGGCGTGGCGCCCGCTACGCCGGCCCCGTCCCACACGACGGATTCCACGAGCGTCTGCTCTGCGGAGATGAGCTGCTGCCGTACGGCGGACAGCATCTCGGTGCCGGTGCGCCCGACCGTCCCGCAGCGCTTGCGCGCCACGATCCAGTACGGGTCCGCGCCCATGAGGTCGGAACCCTCGGTGAACTCCTTGACGGGGCTCACTTCGCAGGTCTGGTCGTACAGCTCAGCCCCGCCACAGTGATCGCTCAGGAACTGGAGTCCCGAGCCGATCATCCGTGTGGTCAGGGTCGCTCCGCGTGCGGCGGTGAACAGGCCGTAGCGGAGTGGCGCGATCGGGGGCGCGTCGATGAGCTCTCGGTTGGTGATGATCTTTCCCATGTGTCCCTCCCTTCAGATCTGAGGGGCCCCGCCCGCTACAGGGACGACGAGCGGGCGGGGCTGTCTCAGGGTGGGACTACGGAGCGTCGGTGCAGTCGATCGACGTGGCGCCCGTGATACCGCCGGTGCAGCCGGTCACGGTGTAGAGACGCTGGCCGGGGCACGGGAACAGGGGCGCGTAGCCCTCTTCCGCGAACAGGGCCGTGAACTCGTTCTGCGCGAGCGACGCGGCGTCGTAGACGTTGGTCAGGGTGACCACGTCCTGACGGGCCAGGACCACGGCGCCGGCAGGCCACGCGAGGAAGCTGAACGTGGACGGCAGAGCGGTCATGAACGGGGTCGCGGCGTCGCCGCCGGGGAACGCCGGGTTGATCGCACCGCCCGTAATCAGGCCGTCCTGCCAACCGCGCACGAACTGGACGCGCGCACCGCGCATCGAGAACATGGCCGCGATCTGCGCGTCGGACACGGACAGCATGTCCACGCCGTTGCGGCGGGAGAGGTCGGCACGGATCTGGGGGAGCACCCAGAACGGCATGACTACTTCGATGGTGCTGTTGCGCGGGAGCATGAACCGGTACATCAGGTCTTCGCGCGCGAGCTCCACGGCCGCCAGGGCTGCAGACGTGAAGCTGTCTCCGTCCGGGTCCGGCGGGGCGAACACGGTCGCGGCGCCGGCGCGAGTGAGGATCTGCGCGATGATGTTGCGGTTGATCTCCTGCTCATGCGCGGCGAGAAGACCGTCCGTCCACGCGTTGACGACCTCGGGGTAGCCGGCAGCCTGCAGGAACGACACCCGGATGCAGAGCGCGGCGACGTCAAGGCGCCGGTCTTCGAACGTGGGGCAGGGAATCTCGGAGCACGTCTTGGCCGTGTCCGCGATGACCTCGGCCTCTGTGAGGAGGTTCGAGCCGCCTCCAACCGCGATGGCGTTCGCGTAGATCGTCGGGAAGTCCGGCTCGTCCGTGTAGTTGATACCGCCGCGCGTGGCCGTGACCGTGGGCAGGTCCAGGATGCCGACACCTGCTGCCCAGTTGGTGCAGAGGTCGTAGTCGTTCATGGACGGAGCACACCAGCCCGCTGCGGCGGTAAGGCTGTTGCCCTTTTCGATGCCGCGAAGCCAGGTGTCCCGGAGCGTGCCTTCGGAGAGGGCGAACTCGTTGCGGGCTGCGCGCACCTTGCGCATGGTCTCGTTGCCGCTGTCCTTGGCGCCGATGACGTGCTCAGGGTCACGGTGGCGCTGGAACTGGGCAATGCCGAAGCGTCCCTCGCCCCTGCGCCCGAGGGAGCGCTGTGAGCTGAGCATGGCCTCAGCGATCTCAGTAAGGCCCGAGAACTCCTGGCCGACGCCGCGCTGGAGGAGGCCTGCGGTGTGCGGAACGAGGTGGGCGGAGATGCCGCGCTGCGCCGGCTGCTTGTCCGGGACGACCACGGGCGCCTGTACGGCCATCTGAGCGACGCTGGGGACCACCGGGGCCTGGGAGACCGGAGTGGGTTCCGAGGCGCTCACGGGGGCCGCCAGGGGCTGCGGAGAGGCAAGTGCGGGAGTGTCGACGGAGAACGAGTCGCGGATCGCCTGCTGCGCGGCCACAGCCTCGTTGCGACGGGTGACCTCTGCGCGCAGGGCGGGGAGCGTCTCGCCCAGGGTCGTGAACTCATCCAGCTCGCCATCGGCGAACTGCGTCTGGGACGAGAGCTCACGGCCACGCTGCTCCACGCGGGCGACCTCGGCCGCCAGGGCGGTGTCATCCAGGGTGGAGAAGTCCGCGACCGGGGCGGTCTCGGGGTTGATCTCTTCGGACATGGGCTGCTGCTCCTTCGAACGGCAGGGACGGATGGGCTACACGTCACTGCGGTCCGGCTCTCAGCTCAGCAACCACGGCTGATCACAGAGTAGCGCGTCGAAGCAAGGCTCACACAGAGTGAGGGGCTGGTGGTCACGTTCCGTGCCTAGACGGGTTAGACAGCTAGTCCCCATCCCCCTCTACGCGGGAGAGACTATATGGCGTTCATGGGGAGTAGCTGTCTAACCCGTCTAGAAGCCGACTTTTGGCAGGTCAGGCGCTCTTAGCGATCTTGGGCACCACGCGGTGACTCGGGGCCCGGCTACCCACCGTGGTGTCCGCAGCGATCTTCAAACGGACTTCCGCCATGCTTTTGACCCTCGTTGTGGACCCATCACGGAAGGTCACCTCGTACTCCGTGTTAGCCCTCTTGCCCCCGCAGCTGCCACACGCCATGTCACTTCGCCCCTTCAGTCATCTGCCATGCCCACCTGGCACGGGCGGTCTTCGCGTCATCCCCGGTCGGGATGCGCAGCTCCACCACATCGGCACCCGTCACCGGCGTAATCCCGAAACTCCCGATCAGCGTGCGCTGCACCCCCGAACTAAAGGCCACACGCGCTCTCGGCACAGGAAAGCCAGGCGCATTGACGCTACAGACTGCGATCATTTCCAGGGAACCTCCTACACGGCGCCAGTCACCGCTTACCGGCGACGTCCGGAACGTCTCCACAGCCCCCGCACCGGCCCCGGGAAGCATCCACCCCGCCACCCAGATACCGTGCTCGTCCTCGCCCGCCATCACCCTGGCCACGGCAGCGGCGGGGTCGTCGTAGTGCTGCTGAGCGGCCTGGAACGCCATCTGTGCGTCCGCATGCCTCGGACCCGCCACGAGCGTCCCCACGGGCAGCGTGAAGCCTTCCTGGGTGGGCTGCTCCGCCACATGGAAGTAGCTGTAGCCCGACACCGAGGACGGGGGCGTGACGCACCCCGGAAGCCCGATGTGGCACTGGCCCCAACCGGCGATGTGCCCGAACACGCGGCCCGTGTCCGACACCGTGAGCGGCGTGAGCCGGTCGAGATCCGGCTGCCGGAACCAGTCCGCCGGCGGGAGCGCTTCGGGCGCGGCGGATCCGAGGACCCTATCCAGGTCCTCCCAGGGCATGGACGCGCGGTCATCCATCGTCCGGTCACCGGGCAGCGGCTCGACCGGCAGCGGATCCAACGTCAGCGACACGTCCGCGAACGCCGGGATCGCCACCAGCGTCGCCCCCGCGACACGCCACCGGGTGATGACGATGCGCTCCTGATCGTCCATCGTGTATTCGATGTCGTCCAGATCCACGGACGGACCCAGCAGCCCTGCTTCGAGCTGTTCGATGACGGCAGCGGGCGCCGAGTCGAGCATGGTTCCCGTGGCGGTCACCATGCCGTCCCCGATGGACAGGGACTCGATGCGGCCCACCACCATCGACCCTTCGTGCCCGTCGCCGGAAAGCTCCTGCCATGCCAGGGGGAGGGGCAGGTCCCGGCTGCTGCCCGCGCCCGGGGCGATGATCCGCCCGTCCCCCGTGGGCAGCCCCAGCCGCGCGAACACGCTGCTCCACGTCCGCGTCACGGTGCCTCCTCCGCGTTCCGCAGGATCGTGTACGCCATCGCCCCCGTGCCCGCGTCGATGGCCCCTGAGGCCACCATGGCAAGCACGATTTCGGACGATGCCGGGGTCGGCGGTGCGTACACGGCGGCCCACCAGTCGTCCAGCCATTCAACGGGAGTGCTCATGATGTTGCTCCTCTCGCGTTCTGACGGTCGGTCCAATCGATCGTCTCACCCAGCACGATGGGCAAAACTGAACATCGACACATAATTACCTCGGCTGCCGGCCCCCGGGGGTCACCGGGGAACAGCAGTCGCGCCCCGCCGACCGTGAACGGCTGCCCCAGCAGTGTCCGTTGTTTGTCCGCTGCCACGTGGCTGGGGCGGGTGCGCTTGTCCGCCGTACTGATCCATTGCAGGAACGGCGCCGGGTCGCCGCGCACGTCCGCCTCCAGCTGCGCGCCCCGGAAGATGCCCGCGTTGACCGCCCCGATCGTCTCGGTCCGGGCCACGGTCATGGCCCGGTTGCGCCAGTGCGGCGTGCCGGTCGAGGTCAGGATGAGCTGGATTTCGTCCCGCACCCGGTCAAGGCTGCTGCCCTCCGTGATGCCGCGCTCCACCTCCATGACGATGAGCCCGTAGACCTCGTCAGGGGTGTTGCGCATGCGGTTCCCAGCCGCGTTCAGGTAGGTGCTGACGTACGGGTCGGTGGGCGGGTCCCCGGCCCGTGTGACGCGCCTCCATGCGGCCGCCAGGACCCCTTCGACCTCGGGCAGCACTTCGTTGTCCACGGCGTCCGTCCAGAACTGGACATGGTCCGAGACGCGGCCGGGGTCGATGCCTCCGTCGCGCAGCACTGCGGGCCGCACCCGGTCGAGGAAGCGGGTAAGGGAGCGGAACCAGGTACGCGCGATGCGTGCCTCGCCCTCCCGGATGAACGCCTCCGCGCGCAGGCGCTGAGGGAGGTTCGGGTCCTCTCCGAACGGGGGCGTGGTCACCGGGACCGCCGCACGTCCGCCAGGTACTTGCCAAGCTCGGCTCGGCTGTGGGCCTCACGTCCGTACAGGAGATCGCACACGTAGGATTCCAGCGACCGGCGGAAGGATGACTCCCGCAGTCCGAATGCTTCCGCCACGGGCGCGGTGAACTCGAACGAGCCTTCGAGCAGCGAGGGCGAGCGATCCCCCGCATCGATCACCGTGTGCAGCTCATGCCGTGGCGTCGACTTGAACTGCCCCCGGTTCTGGTTCGTGAGCAGGCGTCCGCCGGCGCGGGATAGCGCGTCGTAGACGATGAGCTCGGCAGCGGCCACGAGACCCTCAGGCACGTCACCCTCGGTGCCGGGCAGCGCACGCGCGGGCGGCTCGGGCTCCGGTACCTCCAGTTCACCCCCTGCACCCACTTCGGCCTGCACACCGGCCGCGACGGGGGAGACTTCAATCCCCAGGTCCATGGCCTCGGCCACGGCGGGGTCTGCAAGGAGCGTGGGCGCACCGCCCACGATCTTCTCCAGCACGCGGCGGGTGCGCTCCTCGGGCGACGGCATGGCCTCCAGCGGGACGCCGTTCTCAGTGAGCATGTACTCGTCCGAGATGAGGATGCGGTCATGCAGGTCGCGCAGGTTCTCGGTGTCGTCGGGGCGCGCCACGATGGCCGTGGTGTCCCAGCCGATTTCCTTCAGCTCCACCTGCTGGGCGTTGCGTCCAGTGGCGATCAGGGCCGGCCGGTACCAGTGCTCGGTAAGAACGTCGCCCACGGCCTTGAGAAGCGGCTCGATGAAGATTTTGTAGGTGGACTCCTCCACCTGCCAGTCGGACCAGTGGTTGCCCTCGCCCTGGGTGCCCTCGGCGATCTGCTTGGGCATGTCGAGGGTGGCGGCAAGCCGTTCGCGGCTGTTGTCGCGCAGCTCCACGACCTGTCCGTCGAACTCGGTGGCCAAGTCAAAGTGGGCGAACGCGCCGCCGTTGGCGATGAACTCGGCGGGGGCGTTGAATGCCAGGGGGACTTGTGCGGCCGCCTGCCCGGGGTTCTGGAGGTTGGCCTCGGCACCCTGCATGAACGACGCCATGAAGTCTTCGCCGGTCAGCGAGACTTCATCTGCAATGACAATGACGCCGTTCTGGGCGATGCGTGAGTCGAGGCGTGCGGCAAGGTTCTGCGACGCCTTTTCGATCTCACGGCAGATAGGTAGTGCCGGGCGTACGGAGCTGTCGGCCTTGGCCTGGTCATTGGGGTGCGGTGACCATGCGCGGATGAGCCGGTCGTTGGGCCCGAGGATGACTTCGAGGCTGGTGAAGGGGTCGGTGTACTGCCACTGTGTGCCCTTGGCCTTGACCTTGTTGCCGGACAGCACGAGCCACTGGTCCTGCTTGCCGGCACCCTGGGCGCGGATGATGATCCATGCCTCGCCCGCGACCTGCCAGCACAGTGCGATCAGGCGCAGGAGTCCCGGGCGCTGCGACGGGCCCCCGAGGACCTGCGCGGCAATGGCCTGGTCCCGGACGTCATCGGACGGGCCGGTCGGCTTGCCGGTGTCGGGGTCGAGGTCCGTGGCGTGGACGTCGGCCTGGGAGACGGCGTTGGCGATCCACACGGTGGGGCCGCGCAGTTCGCCGATGGCGTCCCAGTAGTACCAGGCTTCGTTCTGCCACTGTTCGGCGGTCTGCTGCTGTCGGCCCCGGTTGACGGCTTTGACCCCGGGGCCGGTCATGGGCATGGCTGCGGCGACGATGGCCTTGGGCGGTGCGCCCTTGGCTTCGGTGCCGTCGGTGCCCCTCAGTTTGTCGAGCAGCCCCATCACTCACCCTCCCTTGAGGCGAGCCACCCCGCCGTGTAGCTGAACGCGAGTCCGAGTGGCAGCGTCCACCACCACCCCCACAGCCCCGCGTACGCGCCCGTGGCTGCGACGCCCATGCCGACGTAGAACGACGCGCACCAGTCGCAGACGATCAGGTAGGCGGTCAGGCCTTCCGAATTGAGCCGGCGGAGCAGCCAGGTGCGGGGCGCTTCGGTGATGCGGTCGCTGGTGATGAGCCGGGTGATGCGGGCTGTGGTGAGTGCTGCGAGGAGCAGTGTGGTCGCGTCCATGATTGCTCCCTATGATGCCCGTCGTTCCTGGGCGCGACGGCGTGCGGCCATGGCGGGGTGCTCCCGGCCCGATGAAGTGCCCTTGATGGCGTGGGGGCTCAGGATCGTGGTCTCGGCCCGGTCGTGGCGCTTCATGAGATGTGCGACCCCGTGCACCATGGCGTCAAGCCGGTCGGGGGAGAGCGTGGGCTCTTCCTCGGGGATCCACGTGGTGAGCTGATCCTCAAGATCGGGGAACGAGCCGACGTGGGACACACGGCCCTGTTCGTAGCGCATGGCGACGGGCTGTGCGCGCAGACGCTTGCCCTGGGACGCGTTGACGCGCCGGAGCGGGGCCGTGTGCTGGGCGCCGTGGCGTTCCTTGTACACGGCCTTGAGGACGGACTCGATCCAGTCCTTCCCGCCGTTGTCCTCGACTATGAGGAGGCTCGCGCCCCAGGAGTCGACCAACCCCCATGCCCGGTTGGCCGCGTCGTTGGGTGTGAGCTTCTCGGAACCGTCGTACAGCACGTAGTTGCGTCCGTCGGTGCCCCTGCCGACGACCACGAGGCCCGTCTCGTCGCCCATGCCGGTTCCGGCTGGGTCCATGCCGACCACGATGTCCATGAGTTCGGGAGCCTGCTGCACGCGGTTGTTATCGATGTGCCTGCGTGCGACCAGCGCACCGGGCAGGTCTTCGAGAACCTCGGCGTTCAGCTCCTGGCGCCCGAGGGTGGTGCCCTCGTACTTGGCGATGACCGCGCGCTGGAAGGTGGGTGCCAGGTTGTGCAGGTTGTCGTACGTGGTGCCCTTGGTGAGAGCGGTGCGCTCGTCCTTGACGAGCATCTTGATCAGGGGCAGCGGGCGGGGCGTGGTAGTGACGCAGATCTGGGGGTGGTCGCCCAGGCGCATGCCGAGCTGCGCCATGTCCCAGGCCTCCTGGATGTACCGCCACGCGGCCATCTCATCGAACCAGCCGTAATGGTGCTGGGGGCCGCGCAGACGGTTCGGCTCGTCCGCCGAGTACAGCGTCTGAATGGCCCCGTTGGGGTAGGCGAGCTGCCGTTTCGACGGGTTGTAGACCGGCCGGAAGGTGGCCGGCGCGCACGCCAGGATGCCCGACTCGCCCTGCACGAGGATGTCCCGGGTGTCGGCCGCTGTGGGCCCGATCAGTGCGCCGCGCTCGTGAGTGCGGGCTTTCTCGATAGCCCACTCGGACCCGAGCCGGGTCTTGCCGAATCCGCGTCCGGCAAGCGCCATCCAGACGTCCCACTCCCAGTCGGGGGCGAGCTGCGACGCGCGCGCGTGGCGGCCCTGGCGACCGGGGTGGGGCGTGCCGTCGCACCCGGGGCGGTCGCAGCGCCAGGGGACTTTGCCGGCGTCCAGGTCCTGGATGGACTGCTCCAGGACCGTTTCGAGGCGTGCGAGGTCAGCCGGGCTGAGCTTGGCGAGATCGGCCCGGCTGAGGTTCATGCGGAGCGCCCCTGCATGCGCTCGTCAAGCTCCTCCAGCATCCGTTCGACGCGGGTGACCTGCTCCGGGGTCTTGTCCATGTCCTTGTTCATGAGCAGCACGTTGGCTTCGATCTTGGCCATGGCGGTGAGTGCCTGCGTCCACCGGATGGTCGGGTCGTCCATGCGGTCAATGAACACGTCCAGGCGCATGGACAGCAGGTTGCGCAGCTTGTCGATCAGGGGGAGGTTCTTGTCCCTGGATTCGGCCAGCGCGTGTTCCATGCCGTCGGTGGGAGCCTCGATGGCGTACCGGTCAAAGGCCCTGACGCGGGCACCCCACTCGTACTTCGAGGACCAAAGGCTAATGGTGGCGTGAGAGCGGGTCTGGCTCTTCTCCACCCTGGCCAGGGTCCGCCGGGATCCCATGAGGAGGTACACCCGGAACGCTTCGTATGCAGGGTCGCTCTCGTCGTCCCTGCGCTCCCACGGTTTGTCTGCCATGTCCGCTCCTCTAGTCCACCTTCCGGCACATGAAGTAGTCGGTGCCGTTCACCTTCACGATCTCACCTGCGTAGCCCGTGGGGCAGGCTTCGGCCGGCGGGCCGGCGTCGCCCTGCGGGCCCGTGGGACCTGCCGGACCCTGAGGCCCGGCGTCGCCCTGCGGCCCCGGCTCCCCTTGTGGTCCGGCAGGTCCGGTCGGTCCGGGTTGACCGGGATCGCCCACGTGGCCTTGTTCGCCCATGGCACCCGGCGGCCCCGTAGGCCCCGGGGAGCCGTCCGCACCGTTAACGCCGTTAACGCCATCGCGTCCGTCCCTGCCGTTAACGCCGTTAACGCCGTTGTCGCCCTTGGGGCCGGCAACCGGGACGCCTCCGAGGGACCGCACCTGCTGTGCGAGTGCGGCCCGGTCGCGTTCCGCTGTGTCGAGCCGTTCGGCGATGCTCTGCCCGTAGGCGATGGCGAACGCCACGCCCACGGAGAGGACGACCAGCACCGCCCACCATCGCAACGCCTTCACGGGCTCTTCCCCAGCAGTACGTACAGGATGATGCCCACGATGACAGGTGCGACGACGCCTGACCACAGCCATCTGCTCATGGCGTCAAGGCGTGCCTTGTCGGCTGCCACAGCCGCTTCAAGGTCGGCGTGGTCCTTTTCCAGCGCCACGAGCTTGAGATCCATGATCTCCTTGGTGACGTAGAGGGACTGCTCCGCGCGCATCCGGGTGACGTCGGCCTGCAGTGCGCGGATCATCTCTGCCAGCGTGGGTTCATCCATCGGGCGGGTCTAGCTGAGCGGCCAGGAGTGCATGTACAGCTCGGCTTCCTCGACCGTGACCGGGGTGGAGGCCCGGGAGACGACACGGAAGCTGAGCCGGTTGCCGACGTAGCCCGAAACGGGCACGGATGCCTTGACGGGGTGGAAGCCTTCGCGCTTGCCCCACACCTGGGCGCGCATGGCGGACTCCCCGAGGAGTACTCCGTTGGCGTCTTCCTCGGCGGCGTAGACTTCCACGAAGTGATCCTCCCCGAGTCCGAGGAGAGTGAGGTTCACGGTGGCGTCGTAGGTGATGTTCGAGCCGACGGTCTTGCCGCCCTCGCCGTGGCCGTTGGCGTCGTCGGGGTACTCGGTCGTCCAGTAGATGGACGCCGGCGTGTTCTCCGAGAGGGTGAAGTCCTCGAAGCGCTTGAGGTGGGATCGGTTGGGCTTGGTCACGGGGGTCCCTGTCGTCGGTGCCGTGGTCGTGGCGGGGTTCCAGCTCGGCGGGTGCGCGAGCCTCTCCGCGATCTTCGCACGGAGCACGGTCATGTCCACGACAGTGCCGGGGCCGCGCGGGTCGGACTTCCAGTCAGACCACTCCTTGTGGCCGATAACCGACTTGGCGGACCAGCCGTGCGCCCTGCAGATGGCCGTGGCCCATCGCACGACTGCGTCCACCTGCTTGTCCGGCCACGGATCCTTGCCGTCGCCCAGGTTGACGCACTCGGCGCCGTAGAAGCGCGCGTTGCCGTCCACAGCGCCGGCGGACCCGTCGTGGTGACGCGTGGCCGGGGGCCGGTCGTTGTAGCGCTCGTCCGTGACTGCGGCGAGGACGTCGGGGGATCCTCCGCCCGCGTGGTTGGCGCGGCCGTTGGCGGTCATGTAGACCCACCCGCTCTTGCCGATCACGGACTGGCACAGCGGCCCGGGGAGAGTGCTGTAACCGTCGTAGCAGAGGTTGACCGAGGACAGCTCGCCCGTGCTGACGGTGTGGTGGATCATCACGCCGTGAACGGGCCCCCACGCACCCTTGTGGTTGCGGTTGTGGGTCCGCCACGACTTGTACTCGCTGTAGGTCACACCCTCGGCTTCCAGTGCCTTCACGAACTGGTCCGGGGTGAGCGGAGTCGCCATGCGATCACGTCCCTGTCATCGTTGGTACGTACAGGGTATGACATGGCGAAACCCCGCCCGGGATGAAGCCGGGCGGGGTTTCTATGAGCCTCGGAGCAGGCTTCTACAGCCTACGGGGTTGCCGGCCGGTGTTCAGCCGAACGTTGCGGACAGACGCCATGCGATCGGGCCCGGTTCCTTGTCCTGGAAGAGCAGCGCCCATGCCCGCCGGAGCCGGTCATCGTCATCGGTCACGGCCAGGGTTTCGGCTGTGACGACCGTGGTTTCACCCCAGCCGTAGCATCCGGTGATCCGCGTGGCAAGCGCCCACCTGGGGTGGTCCGGGTGTCCGTAGTTGGTCATCTGGACCCCTTGAATGCCCTGAGAGGTCAGGTATTCAGAGGAGGCTGTCTCCAGTTCCCAGGACTTGTCCCACAGCCCCCAGGTGAGCCAGGGGAGTTCCTCGTGGTCCCTGCCTTCCTCGGGTTCTTCGTACTCCCACTCTCCGACGTCCATGCCGTACGAGAGATCAGCGCTCGGGTGCATCCCCACGTCAGTTCTCCTTCAGGGATTCGGGGCAGTGCGCTCCGAGATGCTCCATGGCTGCCATGAGGTCACTGGCGTCCAGACCGTGGCCGTTGTTCACGGAAATGATCCAGTCCCAGACTGCGTGAACGAGCTGGTCGTATTCGTCCATCACTTCTCCTTGGGTGCGCCCGGAACGGGCTTGGGCTTAGGCGGGTAATGCCCGCCGCGCGAGGCCTGATAGGTGGTCTCGTGGTCTTTCAGCCGGGGGTCGTCCGGCGCCGGATTCGGGGGCTTGAGGGTCATGAGTCGAATCCTTCGGGGTCGCCGGTGACCTCACGGACGTGCCAACCGGAAAAGTCGTAGTCTTGCAGGTCGTCCCTGTCTTCCAGACCGGCGCTGACCCAGCCCTGGAGGTAGCTGGCCGCCTCGTCGGCGTCGATGTAGTCCCCGTGGAGCACGGCCGTGATGCTCAGCGTCACGTACTTCGTGGTGCGTTCGGTCATGCCCGGCTCCTCATAACGTCGGCCAATTCGGCGATGGCTAGGTTCGACTGGGCGACGAGAATGCCGGCTGCGAGTCGGTCGGTCAGGTCGCGGGGCGTGCCGTCCGAATTCCTGGTGATTTCCTCAATCATGCTGGCCGTGTTGTTGCGCGCACTCCTGCCGTATTCACCGAGCTGGCTCATGCCTTGACCGCGCTGACCGTGCTGGCCCCGATCAGGATGACCAGTAGAACTGCCCAGAACACGTCGGTGCCGGTGATCCTGTGGCCCTTGGGCAACATCCTGGCTGCCTGAAGCCCCATGGCAAAGGCGTTGATCATGGCCAGCACCATCCACCAGATCTGTGTTGTGTTCATGACTCGTCCCTGTCCTTTTCGATCTCTTGCGTCATCCAGGGGCTTTCCCTGGTGACGAGCCACCGGTTGGGGTGCGCCGTATCGCGCACCATCGTGACCTGCGGTTCTTTCTCCAAGCCCCTCTCGGGGAGTGGTGGGGGAGCGGGGTTAGCTGCACCCTGCACCGGTTTCTTGGCTGCCCACCAGACGGCCGCCGCGCCGAGCACCCACACCAGGAGCACGAACGCGTCCCGGGAGTAGGCGAAGACCGCGAGGCCGACTCCGGCGGAGCAGATGACCAGGGTGGCGGCCCCGGAAGTGCGGCTGCTCATCCGCCGCACTTCCGGCTCTTCTACCGGCTGAACGTCCACCTGAGTGGGTCCTTTCGGCGTGCCAGCATCCTGGCCCTGATCTGCTCCTGAGTCGGCATGACCCAGGCATGCCATCCAATCTTCCGGCTCCATTGCTGGCAGTGCTGCCTCTTCCGAATACCGCACTGCCCACAGGCAGACGGTTCCAGGGTGTTCCGGTACCCCGGGGTGTTTCTGTCTCTGTTCACGTGAGTGCTCCGAACAATGCAGCCCCCGTCCAGTTGACGCCCATGGCGAGCGGTCCGGCCGCAGCTCCGGCGATATTGGTTGATGTCCCGAGGCAAAGGCCGCACCAGGTTCCCTGCTTGATTTCGGAACCTGAGGGACGGCATTTGGCGATCGTTATGACGATGATGGTCAGGAGCACCATCGTGCAGTTTCCGTAGCTGCTGAGCTGAAGGGGCGCCCCGCTCGCGGTCTGTCCCGGGGCTTCTCCGACTCCGACCCACAAGGCCGCGTCCCCGAGCCAGTTGGAGGCCCACAGAGCGGTGTCGAACGCCCAGCCGATGAGACCCATGGCGGTGAGGGCTCCCAGGGCTCCGTAGGCCCATCCGAAAAGGAAGGGGAGCCAGTCTCCGACGTAGGGGAGCGGGCGGGACTTGAGCTTTTCCAGGCCCGGGTACCACTTGATGGAGTGCCGGGCGAGGATGCATAAGCCGACCAGTACGCCCCCGAGGGTTACGCCGATCACCGGAGTACCCAGTCCATGAACGCGGTGAGGCAGACGAGCACGCCGATCGCCCAGAAGATGCCCCATACGACGCTGCGGATCACCGGGGCCTCCTCGCGATGATGATTGCGCGGTTGTGGATGGCTCTCCAGTCGGGGCGGTCGCGCCACCCGTCAAGAACCAGGATCCGTACCTCGTGCCGGAGCGAGTTGAGCACCCGCACCGACTTGACGTAGCGGACGGAGCGGGATTCGGGGTCGATGCCCTTCCGGCCGCACCACTCCCGGAAGGCCTTGTAGTCGCGTGCGACGACGTACAGGGGATCGGTAAGGCTCACAGCTCCTCCTCGTGCTGCAAGTGCTTCAGAAGCCGGTCGGCGCGTGTCTGTCCGACCTTAAGTGCGTTCTTCATGCCCCGGACCGAGGGCTCGGCGTCGATGAGTGCGCAGTTGTCGAGGTACTCCTGCGCACCCGGTAGGTGCACTTCGTCGCCCGGCTGGAGTGCACTCGGCTTCAGGTGCACGACGTCCGGGAACGAGTGCACTGCACTCACGGAGTCGAATGCGGGTGCGGGGTCGGGTACGGCCCGTAGGTACGGGACTGGGTCCGCACTCCAGTCAGCGGGTACGTACTCGGGTGCGCACTCGTCCGGCTCGGGTTCCGGGCACGGGATGCACTGCACTCCGTTGGCGTCCCGGCAGAACCCGCCATGAGTGCACGCACTCGGATCGAACCCGGGGTCTCGGAGTGCACCCGAGTACACGGGTGCGGTCTCGGGTGCGGTGTACTTCTCGGGTGCACTCACCGCACCCGCAGGCAGGCCTTCCAGCAGTTCAGCGCGGTTGCGGGTGTACTTCAGCGAGTGCACCCGCCACAGCACCAAGGGTGCGACGGCGCCGACCGCACTCCGCAGGGGCCACCCCATGGGCAGGTCGCCGGCGTGGACCAGGTACCAGGAAACGTTGGCGGCGACCATCGCGAGTACGGCCAGGAACACGTCCCGGTGCATCCGGAGTGCACGCACCACGTAGAGGTCGAGTGCACCCGGCACCACGGTCGCCACCCACGGGTGCGCACCCACAGCCACGGCGAGGGACCACTCGGAGTGCGCGGTGCCTACGAGTGCGCACCCGACCGCACCCCAGAGGATCCAGTCGTCACGGGTGCCCGCACTCACAGCCACCACCTCTTCGAGAAATCCTTCGCGTACGTCCTGCACTTGCACCCGATCACCCCGCAGTGCCCGTACCCGTAGCTCCCCGAGTGCTGCCGGGAGCAGTGCCCGCAGTCGCACAACTGAAGCGGATGGTGGGCAGGGTGGGCAGTCCTGCATGACGCGCACTTACGGGTGCGCGCACTCATGACGCACCGCCGCAGGTGCAGTCGAACACGTTGCACTCCGGGGCGTGCTGCTCGGTGAAGTCTGCGGACTGCCCCCGCACCCCGTTGTTGATGTCGGCCTGAGTGCGGCGGGTGCACCCGCACTCCTTGGCCCCGTCCCATGCGTGGCACTTGCTCCCGCCGTGCACTCCCCAGCGGTGCCCGCACTCGCACCCGACAAGCTGCCGGGGTGCACTCGGGGCGGGTGCTGCGTGCACGGCCCACAGGTGCGCGCAGGCGGGGCATTCGTCGTCCGCGTCGACTCCGAGGGGGCGTACCCCATCGCATAGCGGTGCGGCGTTCTCGTCCCACAGCAGGCTGTCCGCTGCGGAGCCGGGGTGGCCGACGTCGTGCGGCTCGGGGTCGTGCTCGAAGTGCCCCGAGGACTCCGGGAACCGGTCGCACCCGGGCGTGGTGCACAGCGGAGCCGGTACGGATGCCTGCGGGCTCTGGTGGAGGGGCAGGACCCGGGCGAGGGTCTCGATGATCATCGTGTGGACGTCGACCGGGGTGGTGTAGTTCGGTACCGGGCGGGGGTCGTCCTGGTCTCCGATCCACGCGGTGAGTGCGTCCCGGAGCCGGAGTACGGCCGTGCGGTCCAGGTGCACGCTGATCAGCGTGTGATCTACGTGCTCGGTAGCGTGGAAGGTCAGTGCACCCGCGTTACCCCGGTACACATCCAGCTCGTCACCATCGCGGTCCTCGCGCTTGAAGATCGAGTCTGTCATCAGTTGTCCTCTCCGGGCGCCCAGGGCACCCATTGCTTGGGTCCGGGGCCAGTCAGGCGCCGGTAGTGCACGGCCATGAGGCCGGTTGCCTCGTGTTCCGCCCAGTGAGCAACGATGGGAGTGCTTTGGGATCGCAAGGCGACGTCCAGGAGTCCCTTGCGCTCGTCGGGACTGATAAGCGGATCGGTCAGCTTGCACTGAATGACCAGGCACTGCCCAGGCACTTCAGTCAGCCAACCGGGGAGAGCGAACCCCTTGACCGGCTGCATGGGAGGTACCGCCCAGACATCGACCTTGCCCTTGGACGCTGCGGACCGCATGCAGGTGTAGCCGTAGGGCTCCAGGTCTTTGATCACGCGCCGTTCGAACGCGGCACCCTGGGCTGCGGTGTTACGCGCCACGGCGGTCCCTCTTCGCCTGCCGCTTCTCCAGAAACGCTTCCAGCGCCAGGTCCAGGCCCCGGAACACGAGGAAGGTGGCCACGCCGAACATGAGGCCGAAACCGAGGATCTGATACCACGCGTACTGCATGTCGTTCTCCTCTCTCGGTGGTGCGGAGTGCCCCGGCGGGGAGTCGAACCCTGCCTGCGACCATCGGGGCTGTGGTGCTAGACCGGCATCGGCATCGGCTCGGCCGCCGTGTGGACGATGACCGCGAGGGTGCGGTACTCCCGGACCGCGTTCCATGACCGGATGAAGTAGGCGAGGGCGAGCGGTGTGGTGAGTACCTTGCCTGCGACCTTGTCCCGGACGAGCCGGTTGCGCAGGGTCAGCACCGGGTGCCCGTCGTCCAGGCCGGCGCCCGTGCCGAGCTGTGCGAAGAACTCTGCGGCCGCACCCTCGTCCATCTGGTGGAAAAGGTGGTGGGCGACTCCGGTGACGGTGGCCCCTGCGGGCCGGTAGGAGTTGTTGGTGCGGGTGCCGATCTCGGCGGATCGCTCAAGGCTGGGGTACTTGTCGATGGTCTCCATCACCTCGGAGGTGGTGGGAATTTCGGTGTTCACGAACTTGTAGTTGCCCCTGTCCCACATCCAGGCGCGCCGGGCGACGGCAGACAGGACGTTGGCGTTGCCCATGCCGTGGATGCTGAGCGCGTCGGCTGTGGTGCGCTTGCGGCCGGAGTCCATGGTGTCCTGAGCTGCCGAAGAGAGCCCCTCGATGACCAGGAGTTCGTGGCTGAGGTCTGCCTCGATCAGGGCCGCCAGTCGGTGCTGTCCGTCCAGGAGGCGACCGCTTGAGTCAAACTTGATGGACTCGCCGTTGGCCATCCAGTCGCCCCGGCGCATGGCCCGTGCGTAGGCGGACACCGTCTTGGCGTTCAGGTTGCGGTTGCCGTCGTTCTGCTTGAGCCACACCCGGGCGAGCTCGGGGGTAACGGTCACGATGCTGGTCTTCACTGCTGCTCCTTGGTTGCTGTTGATGCCGGGGGCCGGGCCTCTCATCTGTCCGGCCCCCGGTGACTTAAGTAAAGCATCGCTGCTTCGGGAGTGTCAACCCTTGACGTACTGATCAAAGATTCGGCCGCCCATCACCGCATCGATCAGCGTCGACAGATCGCCGGCCCGCACATCCTCCGGCACGTCGATACCCAGGTTGGTAGCCAGGTCCTTTGCCTTGTCGCTGGGGGGCTTCCGGCGCCACGCGGCGGACTTGGTCACCCCGAACTGCTGGTGGTCCTCGGCGACTGCCTCGCCCCAGGCCATGGCAGCCCCCAGGTCAAGACCGGCATAATCGGTCCTTTTCCAGGGCTGCCGAGACTCGGCGACGCACACGTCCCAGAGTCCGGGCTGCTCCGGAGTCGGCCACAGAAACACCCGCACGGTCCCGCACCCGATGAACATCACCCCCTTGGGCGTGCGGTTCCACGCATGGTCGGACGCTGCGAAGCTGTCGACGTCGCGCACCTTCAGCTCGAACGCCAGGGAGCCGGCGGGAACCTTGCGGTTCTTCTGCTCCTCCTCTCGGACGACAGCCTCGGCGAGAGACTCACCCTCTCGCACCGACTGCACAGCACCGGGTTCCAGGTCGATCAGGGTGCGCAGCCTGTTGGCCGATGCACCCACCAGATCGAGAACCAGCGCCTCCTTCTTGCCCGGCCACGGCCGCAACACCCGCCCGACCATCTGCGTGTACAGCGGGGCGGACTGCGTGGGCCGGGCGATCACAGCTACCTCGGCCTGAGGCATGTCGAAGCCCTCGGTCAGCACCATGCAGTTGACCAGGACTTGGCAGCGCCCTTGCCGGTACCGCTCGTAGATCTCTCGCCGGTCGTCCCGGGGCGTGTTCCCGTCGATAGGGATAGCCACGATCCCGGCGTCCAGGAGAGCTTGGGCGGCCGCGCAGGCGGTCTCCACGGTCGGGGTGAACACGATGCCCTGCCGGTCGCCCGCATGGGCCTTGTACGCCCGTGCAACGGCTGAGTCGAACTCTGCCTCCATGAGCGCGTCCCCGAGCGCGGCCGCCTGCCAGTCGCCCATACCGACCTTCACGCCGGCCATGCTCAGCGACTCCAGGTCGATGCGCTGGGTGCGGACGTCGGTCAGGTACCCCTTGGAGATCATCCAGAGGATCGACCGCTTGTAGACCACGTCCTCCCACTGGCTCCCGAGCCCGACCTTGTCGCCCCGGGCCATGGTGGCCGTGACCCCGAGCTGGAGTGCGTCCGGGAACGCGGCATAGATTTTCTTGTACGACGCTGCGGCTGCGTGGTGGCACTCGTCAGTGATGATCAGGCCGACTTTGCCGTACATACTTTCGGCCCACCGGAAGTTGTCCAGTCGCCGCGCACTGGCCAGGGTCTGGACGGAGCAGACCATTACGTCTGCCCTGAAGTCGTTGTCTTTCGCCTTGACCTTGCCGACGTTCACGCCCGGCATGACCGCCCGCAGCTTGGCGATGGCCTGGTCCACGAGTTCGTCCCGGTGGGCGAGGATCATGACGCGGCCTGGATTCCGCCAGTACCGGCCCGCTTGGTATTCCCGGACCAGGGCGGAGAAGACGACCGTCTTCCCCGCACCGGTCGGGAGCACGATGGCCGGGCGCTGCATGCCTTCGGACCACGCCTTGAACACGGCATCGATGGCTTCCCGCTGATAGTCGCGCAGCTTGATCTCGGTCACGGGAGTCGTACCTCCCACGGTTCGTCCTCGCACGGCGGTTCGGCAATGTAGATGGCACCCTCGCCGATAGCCAGGTGATATCCGCTGCCGAAGCTAGGTGCGATCTGTACCGCGATTCCGGCTTCCTCGATCTCGTTCAGGAGCTCGCACAGCCGGTTGGCTGCCTCTTCCTCGGTCATTCGCCCATCACCCTCACGCTCTGCCTGCACCATCCGGAGTCGCACACGGGGTGGCCCGGGTAGGTGGCGTCGTAGATCTCGTGGCACCGTTGCTCGATCAGCTCGCGCTGGTCGGCGTTGTCATGCCAGGTCTGCGACGCCTCGAACTGGACGTACGGGGTTCCGTGGTCTGTGGCGAGCGGGTCGCCCAGCAGGAAGAACACCCAAATGCTGACGATCATGACTGCTGCTCCTTCCATTTCGCTTCCCAGAACTCTTCTGTCTCCCGGGACTGCTCGCACCGCTTGCAGCGGTCCCGGATGTCGTAGTCATGCCATGAATACGGCTCCCCGAACTCGTCCACGCACACGTACCAGGGGCTGCGGCCCACGGTTCGGGGCCGCCAGGTCCGGTTCTCCCGGCCACGGTTCCTGTCCGCGTCGTAGTTCCGGCGCCATTCCAGGCACGCCGCGCAGCGGCACCGGTAGGGGGCGTGGTAGGCGGTAGAGCCCCCGTGCTCAAGGTGCGGGGGCAGAGCCACCGGGGCGCCCGGCATGATCCGCTTGGGCGCCCCGCCCCGGGGTCCTGTCACGAGGGCAGGAGCTTCGCAGCCCGGTCGCGGAGGATGCCAGCGAGCCCCGTGAGGACGTCGTTGACGCACTCCTCGTAGTGCTTCAGGTGACCCCCGTGGGCGATAACGTCCGCCTCGATCAGCGCGGCCGCTTCCAGGTAGGCGTTGTGGGTAGCCAGCATGGCGATGGCCTGCCGTGAGGTCTCACAGCCCATCTTGTCCACGGCGGCCGAGATGATGTTCGCGGTGTGGGTCCGGCTCTTGCCGTGCTCGACCCCCACGCGGATGTTGGACTTGCCCTGCATCAGGCCGGTCAGGATGCTCCTCTGCAGCTCGGTCAGGGGGCCGGTGCGGGTGGTGGTCTCACTCGCCATGTCGTTCTCCTCGTTGTCGGTGTCGCTCAGCGGGCACACGACGTGGTGCCCGTACTTGGCCGGGGGCTCGTAG